TATTCCTTTTGCGTTTTCATTAATAGCGTCCTCAACCGCCTTCATTTGTAGAAGGGCTTCCTCCACTATTGAGTTATTTTTTTCCATACTCATAATTAATATGCAATTCGCCGTGCGTTTATTTATTCAATAAATATATCATAGTTTTAAAAAAGTTAAAAAAATATCATTATTACGTATGTTTAAGCGTAAAAAAAAGGGACAGTAAAAAATTACCATCCCTTTTAAAACTAAAATTTTAATTAAAATTATTCTATAACCTCATCAATTTTACTTTCTACTATCGCTGTGATTCTCCAATCCATAGTATAAGTTTCATACGCTTTAGTTACTTTTGCCTCAACGTCCGTCGGTGAATAACCCTTAACTAATTTTTCTTCTTTAATTTTTTTTACTTTTCCTGTGTTTTCATCTACCATGTCGGTAGTTACTCTAGCTACAAAATATTTTTCATCCATGTCTTAAATTTTTTATTTACCCAAATAATCGGATAATCTTTTCATTAAGTCAATAGATTTGTCTAAACCGGAGTTAGAAACTTCAACTCGATGTTCTTCAAGTTTTTCTTCATACTTAGGTCTGTCATCTTGATTTAAATAAAGATATGCTCCAGGTGTCGATGGTGACGACACTAAATCAAAACATATTAATTCAAAATCATCTTGTACTTCATTTTGTTCACCAACTTTTTTAAGTGAACCAACTCCTCTTGACGAGATACCTAATGTAACCCCCTGTCTTAAGTAGTTAGCCGCCATATCACCTTTGGTTGATACTATACCTCTTTCGTGGAAACCTGGGCTTGTTAATAGTTTTAATTTACCCATTAACACAGGTCCTTCCCACCATATCTCAGTAATTGCATGAGATACTCTGTCAAGGTCAATTAATGATGATTCAGGGTGGTTTAACTCAGAAAGAGCAACTCCTTTATCAATCATTTTTTTGTAGTTATCGGCTTCTCTTTTTAAGATACGCTCAGGGTATATTCTTCCGTTTCTATTGGGGGTATTATATTTTTGTAGTACCGCGTAAAACTCAAATGGTTTTGAGTGGTCCATCATCCCTTTAGATTCTCTAATCAGAGTTGCGTTATGCTCCTCTTTTGGTGATATATATCCTGCATCGTATTCTACCAAAATACCTTTACCAGTCTCAGTAGGATTTAAAATTCTTAAACTCATATCAAATGTTTTCTAAATAAATATCAAACATTCTCTAATTGTAGTAAATCTTCCTTTGTTTTACCTTTTTTAGTCAAATAAAAATTAAAGTAATCATTCCCCATAAAATTCTCGTCAACAATTCTTTGTGTGATGTTTTTAAGTGCGTCCTTAACTTCTTTTGACTTAAAATCTACTTCTTCAGGTATTAAATAAAAATTTACTTCTAAATTCATAAATGATTTTTTACCCTCTGATATACCACTAGACCTTAAATCTAAATCAACTATAAACTTATTATCAAACAATTCAGTGTCGACTGACTCGTATACGGAGTGTTTTATGGCTCTGCTCATATTGAGAACTGTCCGTGTCCAATTTTCACATTCTTTAATAGGTTCTACCCATGTTTGGATGTTTAGATAAATGGACTTTAAATTAACCGAATCAACTGTTCCATAAGTTACCTTAGCAAAATTGAACCCATGAATGTGAGAGGTTTTTCCTTTTTTCATTAATACTCATAATTTCCCTGTTTATTTTTTTAAAAATATAGGAATATTTACTTATATAGTCAAAAACCTAATTTAGAAAGAAATATGTTAATAGTTAAAGTAGAAAACCATTCCAGTTTGGAGAAAGCCTTGAAAATATACAAAAGCAAGGTGATTAAGACAAGACAGAGTTCTGAATTGAATAATCGTAAGGAGTTCGTTAAAAAGTCTGTAAAGAAAAGACAACAGCTTATGAAAGCGAAGTACGTTCAGAAAAAATTTAAATCTAATAACGATTAAATATTTTCGCTAAGATTCTTTAATTTGAAGTACGATAGTTTATCGTATTTTTCTGATATTACTTTATTCAAAGTCTCCTCAATTCTTGATTGAGTCGATTTGTCAGATTCTGAATTTTTCATTTCAATCAATTTACTAACAACACTTTCTTTGATTGTGTTAAACTCACCTTCTAATTTATCATCGTTTTCAGATAATAGTTTAGTTAACTCAGCTTTTTCAGATTCATTTAACGAATCAATATAATTAGTAATTGTTTTGTTAGCAACATTAACCATAGTACTTATAGGGATATTAACAGATTCCTTAACCACATTAGGTTTTTTCTTTAATGTTTCAGAAATAATTTTTTTACTTTGGATTCTGTTCTCAATTGCTAAGATATTAGCACTAAACAAATTATCAATAACTTCGTAGTTATTATTAACTTTTGGGGTACCTACCCAAGAAATGATTTTATTAATTTCATTACTAGTAATCTTGTTAAGAGTGTTTTCGTAGATAGTAACACTCTCATTAATGTAATCATTAACAATTTCAGTGTGAAGTCCTTTATTTGATGATAAGTCATCATATAGGTAGTATAATTTAGAGACATTTTTATTCTCTAAAACTAACTTTTTAAAGTTCTTCATCTCCTCTTTAAATGTTCCTTTTTTGTAAGATTCTAAAAGGGTGTGTTCTATTCTTGTTTTAATAATTCCAAAGTTCATCATCGTGTTTTTATAATAAATATCAATCTTTTAGAAGTTTACTTAATTGTTCTTCCATAATACCCAAAGAATTTTTTGCTCTAGATAAATCGATAAAGGAATCTTCCTCAAATAAACCCTCAGATTCTAATAATATATTTAAATTATCCCTGTCTACAGATTCAGGAGCCAATTCAGGTCCTCCACCTTCTGATGGTGGTGGTGGCGGTGGTGCTCCACCCCCCAAGTCACCCCCCAAGTCACCCCCCATGTCTCCACCTGGAGGTGGTGGTGCTCCTGCTCCACCTGCGTTTTCAGTAGAGCCAGATTTAGAACCATAAAGTTTGTCGATGTTATCAAACACACCTGTATGTGAAATGATTGTTGCCGTGTTAGTTAATTCAGCGCCAACAGCTTTCTCAATACGTTGTTGTTGTAAGTCAAGTTTAATCTCTTCATCAGAGAAACCTAAAATGTGTTTCTTAGCCCATGTAACAGATACAGGTGCAATACCTTCGATTGCGGTAACTGCGTCTTTATAAGCTAATAATTTTTCTTTCCAAACATCAATCTTTAACAAATCAGCTTGTGTAGATGGGTTTGTTAAACCTAATGTAAAGTTTGATAACTCGTCCTCAAATCCTAATAAGAATAGGTGAATGATTGCAATTTTATTTAACTCAGCAATCATAGATTTTTGGATTCTGTTAATAGTTCTAGCAAATCGAATATCCATTAATGATAAGTTCTTACCATCACCAACAACTTCTTCAAAACCTAAGAACGCCTTAGGAACACGAAGTGCTGTTAATAATTTCTTTTGGATGTATTCGATGTCGGCAATCTCCGCTAGGTTCTGTGCACCAGGTAATGTGTCAATCGGACTTGGTGCTGCAGGGTCTCTAACAGGGATAAAGTAATCTTGGTCAACCGCCATTTGGTTAAATCTCATATCGACATTACCAGTCTTTGAGTCAACCACTTGGTCTCGTTTAAATTTGTTAGCCACACGTTGTACATACGGTTCAACATCTTTGTCGTCCATATTTCCAACATACACCTTGAAAACCCTTCTTTCAGGCGCTCTTGATGTTCTATAAATCAACATCGCGTCTTCAGACAATAGAAGTTGTTTCCAAATACGTCTTGCTTTTTCCAACATAGAGGTACCATAAGGAAGTTTTCTATCATCACCTAACAATCTAAAGTGAGCAATTTCCCAAGAATTAAATTCCATATCCTTGGCTTTCCATTTAAAACGTAATCCTTTGTTTTCTTTTGGTTCGTCAACATTTGCCGACTTAGCAGCCATACCTCTCTCAAGACGCTCAATCTCAATATTAGGTAATTGCATTGACCCTACAACACCTTTCTCAGCGTCGAGTTTCAAATAAACAAAGTTATCACCATACTTACAAGTGTTTCGTGTCCACATTGGTAAGTTGGTGTTTACGTCTAAAACATTGTTGAATAAATCAATCAAAATTGATTTAATTCTTTTTGACTCAGAATAAATCTGTAACATATAACCATTTTGGTCAACAGTAGTGGATTCTTCACCGTAGATATCTAACGCCGCAGATATCTCAGGGGTATATTCCATTGATTCGTAGTCATAAAATGAAGCCAAACGAGTTGGTTCATAATAAACGGCTTGTGTATATAGATTACTTTCAATCTTAGTCCATTGGTTGGCTAAGTAATAAGTTTGTTGAGCCTGAAGTTTTTCGGTCTCATATTCTTGCTTAGATGTCGTTCTAAGTAATTCTTTCTTATCTAATTTATACGTTGGGTAGTCCTGATTTAACAAGGCGTTAGGACCAAAGGCTTGTGATAACCTCTGCCAAACTGTATATTGTTGATTGTTATTTTCCATGTAATAAATCTAATTCTAAATATCAATAATTAAATAGTTAAGGGTTGGTTGGTCTATTGACTTCACCGGTATTATCACTACCCCTTTGTCTGTTTATTATGTTATTTCCACCAGGTTTAACGGTACTAATACCCTTACCTTCAACATTTAATTTTGTACCATTAAATTTGTTTCCTGATTTTTTACGTTGTACTAGTCCCATCTTAGTTTTATTTATAAATATTATCTAATACCAAATAACCAACCGTATCTTTGGTAATCATCTTTACTAATGTTTTGACTACCGTATTGTCGAATCCTTTCTTGTGCGTGGGGGATTACAGGGTTGAAACTAATCGCGTCATGTGATTGTGTGTTTGAGTTTACAGACCAAGACTCAATCATTGCCTTAGTATGTTCAGTAACTTTTGTTAAGTTCGCAAATGATGATTCCGCAACATAAGTTGCCATTGCAACTGACATGATTAAGTCATCGTGATGTCCTTTTTGGTGGTCAGGTCGTCCATTGATGTAAACGAAAGTGTTCATTTCGTTGTATAAACGGCTACTATAAATTCTAAACCCGTGTCTCATCACCTCCTCGAAAGAAGCAATAATCTGAACACGTTTATTGTTAAAGTTTATACCAGGTATTTTTTCGGCTGCTTTAGGGTCATATTTCCATTTATTAGAAGTGTCTACCCCATCAACATACAAATTCTTGAAATTCATCTCTTGTAATTTTCTTGACGTTGAAACCCCCATACCACCTGTGATATCAATTACAACAAAACAAGAATACATGTTAGCCCATTTGTAACAAACCTCAGCCATTGTATCAGGAGGTAATTTACCAACAAACTCGGCAACTTGTTCCCTCTCATCGAAGTCAATGATTTGGAATGAACTAAAGTCTTCACTATCACCACGACTGACATCAACACCCATAACATATTTGTGACCAACAACAGGTTCCTTCCATATCCATAAAGCATTACCCATCATTTTATTTTGGGGTTCACGAATCATATTCTCACGAACCGTTTGCATTAATTTAGAATCGAATACGTTATCACCTGAACCCAAGAAGTTACATTCCAACTCCTGAGAAACTTTACGTTTATCATATTTCAATTTTTTAACCATCGCCTCAAACCATGTCGAACTTGGTTTGTAACCCTGATTCATCAATTCCTTTAGTTCGTCGTAATTACGTTCATCAAAAGGTTTTGATTCCCAACTGATAATTTCTTTTTCGTTGTATTCTTCTTTGTTTAACAAATAGTGAATAATATCGTCAGTCTTAACAAGATATAAGTCTTTGGCGTAACGAGGGTCTCTAAACCAAAACATTTCAGAAATTTTGAAGTCATTCATATTTCTTAACGCTTGGTCGTAAATCTCGTAATAAATTGGGTCATATCCGTTAGGGGTTGATACAACGATTACCTTACCACCCGTAGATAGTGAGGCCATACAAGCCGCCCAGAAATCACTATCGGCTTCGATAAAGGCCGCTTCGTCAAATACTAATATAGTTGGGGTAAATCCACGTAAGGCATCCTTAGATGTTGCAACGGCTTTAACCTCACAACCGTTATTTAATTTGTAATGTTTTTGTGAATTTTTTTCCGCCGCAAAATCAATACCTGTCCAACTTGGCCATTGACCAACAAATGCTCTGATTTTATTAGCCATCTCTAAAGAGGTGTCCAATTTGTTGGCGATAATAAGAATCTTTTCAGGTTTAGTTTTTTTAGCAAACGCTAACTTCCTTGAAATCCACGCGGCAGTTACCGTGGATACACCTGCCTGACGATATTTTAACGCAATATTTTCGTTAAACTCTTCATAGTCGTGTAATAAAGAAACTTGGTCAGGAAATAATTCTAACGGTACGTATTTAGATACGGTGTTATCGTAAGTCTGTAGATAAGTTCTTAGTGCGTATTGAACGTCTTTTTGACATTTAACGTATTCTATTAAGATTTGTTCTTTTGTCAAATTAGCCATAAAGGTGATTAATTAGGTTCTTGATATCCCCAAGCCACCTAACAAATCATCAAGG